GGCTTTACACATGGTGCAAGCAGTATGAGAAACAGCCGGGAGAAGTGAAACTTTCCGTTTCTTTTTCTTCTTTTTACCCTTCTGTTTTAGATAACTATCTGAACCAAAGGAATAGCCGTAAACAGGTTGTTTATGGTATGTATAACGATACTTATAGGTATTGTTAGAATACCATACATTGTTATCCCATTGCGCCGTTCCAAGTCTTTCATTGGAAATAAGGAATTGACCCTTATTATCCAGAAAAACAAGTTTAGAACTTCCAATAGATTCTTCAATCAGGTTAACTATTGCCATGTTTCGGATGAAACCATCTGGCAATTTCTTTAGAATTAATTCATTGAACATGGCAGTATCAGACCTTTTAGGGTCTTGTTTTACCATATTTATTATTCCATTGTGAATAAATCCTAAGTCTTCATTGACCTTGAATGGATGGCAGTTATTAACGTTAGTTTTCCCATGTGTTTTAATCCGAAAATGGATTGCTGACATGGGATTCCCATTTTTAACCACATTCTTCACGTATGAATTCCAAAAGTCATTAAACTTGAAGAAACCCTTGAAAAAATGAAGTATTCCATCCTTTGAGAACATGAAACCGGCTCCATCATCATTGTTGAAAAAACAGGTCTTTAACCGGTCTTTTTTGATGTTTTCACCATCTGGTTTAAGAATTGCTATACACATCTTCTTTACTCCCTTTGTCCGTATTGAACTTTAACTGTTTAACGTTATCCGGGTTTTCCCGTGTCCATCTTTCAGTAACTACATCATAGACACCGTATTGTTTCCGCCCATCTTCAGGATGACTTAAGAAATAGCAAAGGTTCTCATAATCGTTATAATTCTTTTCTAAAAAAGAAAGATAACTAGTTAACCCATCACCATTTTTAGCCACATCCAAAGAAACATTTTTAACCCATAAACAGAGAGACCGAACAAATTCCACATTCTTACAAAAGGACATAAAATTTAATGTCCCCTTAAAGATGCGAAATTCAATCGTATTTCTATTATGAAGGTTAATAGCCGTTTCACGTTGTGAATTGTACCGTGCTTCTTGGTAGCTCTTTGCCATTTTAACAAGGTTTTTCCAAGAATCAGTATCCATCCAAGGGTTTGCCCATTCTTCTAATCTAGATAAGTGTCTTTGACTTATATCTAGAATAAATTGGAAGTTATCCGGATTGTAAACAAAAGACATAAGTTTAACAATCTCAGAGACTTTTAGAGCCTTCCTTGAAACGTGTATGTGCATTCCTGAATTATGGGTATCATACCCGTAAAGGTTATTATCCTTTAGTTTTTGAACTAAAGTCTTGAATAACTCTTTTCCGTACAATTTCCAGTAATTCCATGAAAATGGGTGAGATACAATCTCAACAGCGCAAGTACAATCATTCTTCGAATAGAGTAACTGCTCTTTTGATGTTCTACCACGTCCAATAATATTCACTAGGGATGCAATAAAACGCCCCATGTATGTGGGGCTTTCATCCGTTCCTTGGTGTCTATCGGTCTCTATCTCTATTCCCGCGTGCCAAACATAGTTAGAATTACCCTTATCATTAACACGATAAGACCTATCGGTTAACAAGGGCGGAGTGTTTACTCTATTCATTCTAACTCGGTGAAACACCGGTTCGGGCTTGTGTCCATAGCCTTGGATACTAGCCGAACGTGTAGCGCACTGGTCACAAATACCGTTATCAATGTTTAATGAACGGCGTTCACAATAACTGCAAATCTGTAATTCATCATAGCAGTCATAACAAACACCTACACCATTAAAATGCTGGTAAAGGTCTTTAGGTTCTCCACATTTAAAACAGTCTGGTATTGCTACCGGAATGTTGAAGATGTCTGAGAGAGACAACTCTCTAATTTTCTTTAAATAATTAGTCATTTAAAGAACTCCTTTTCATTTAGTTTTTAAGATTAATTATTTAATCCCTAGTCTCCTGTGCTTATTGCACCCATCAAGGACAACCTTTTTATATTCCGGAGTGAGTACCGTTCGTCTTGCTATAGTCGAATATCTTCAAAGGTTTCCGGTCTTATTTAGTGTCTGTAAGTTTATATTGTCTCTGTTTTCACCGTCCCTTAACTGGATTGGCTACCAGTAACCCGAAGGTACTAAGGGAAAGCCCGAGAGAATCGGCGCGACCGCTTTTAATAAATTGTCAAACAACAGTTTGACTATGCCAGAAACAGGTAAAATGTTCCAGATATTGGTAAAATAATTACTCTCCCGTCTATAAATAATTAGTCTATGGTGCATAGATTGACCTAATTCCGTTCTATTTGTGTCCATGTGTGACGTTCTAGGGTGCTGTCATGGTGCTTACTTGGTGCCTGCCTTGGTGCTGTCTGCCTACCTGCATAGATAGTTTCAACCTGCCTACCTGTCTCGAATCGATTAACTCAATACCCTTTCTTCAACCACAAACCGGATAGGGGGCGTACCCGGTATATTTATAAGAAGGACGCGAATACTAATATAATTTTTTAAAATTTTTGGAGTTTTTGGGGGGAAGCCACTTCATTACTTCATTATCTTCACTTTTCTCGACCAATAGTGAAATAGTGAAGTAGACTTCGCCGCTACTATGAATATATCAGTGTATTTGATTATTTATTTAGTTAACGACATACAGTGGGCTCTTTATGGGAGCCCCTGTAGTCTATTGAGTTCGGGTACTATTTTATTGACATTGGCTTTTTTACATACTATTTTATATAACTAAGTTATATATAGATAAGTTATATATAGCTTAGCTAATACTATTCTACTATTTGATATAGCTTAGTTATATAGCTATTCTCACCCTGTTAACTACTATTTGATATAGATAAGCTAATACTATTCTACTATTTGATATAACTAAGCTAATACTATAGTATGCGCGGATTTTTATAAAAATAGGTTAAAACCTTTATTTACTGTTATCTTGCTTACTGAATGCTCTAAATTAGGATATGGCATATAGCGATACCTTAATTGGCAGGGCGATGAACGGCGAGTTCGATAATGAGAGTTCATTTACCAACAGTAATGAGATAAAAAGGCTGGCGGGAGAGATAAATATGATAGATATAATCAACCCCACATCTGCTGTATGTGGAAAGTTAATGGAAATAGTAGCGCGTGCAAAATGTCTGAAAGATTTTGAATTGATACCTGATGGTCACTTGTTGTACAACAAACCATCAAGAGCAGAGAGTCCGGAGGGAGATGGACAGGCGCGTGTGAAAACATAGCGTGGGAGCGGCTCTCTATGTATAAACGTACAGTCAAAGGTCAGGAATATGTATTATATGACAATGAAAAGGAATTTCGGAAGGCTAAACCGAAGTCAAAGATACATGACAGTTGGCGTACGGCGAAGACGGGACAGTGGATTAAGACAGATGATGGCAAGGTAACCAAGGTAATTAAGCGGGGCACCATTAAAAGCAACAAGCGGAGCTCTGACTACATCAGAACCCTGATTGGCATGGTGAATTGTGACCGTACTGCATCTTTAGGGGGTGAGCCTGTAAAGGATATTTGGCGGTTCGGGAAACTGGTTTGGAAAGAACAGGCATCAAATGGTAGGTTATCCATAAAAAAGCGTATATTTGCTAAGTATGTGGCATCCGGTTTAGAGCCGCTTGATGCATATATGAAGGCATTCCCCGATTGCGAAAGCAAAGACTATGCCCAGAAGCGGATTCGTATTTTATTTAAAAACAAAAAGGTAATGAACTTGATAGATAAAGAGATAGAAATCCTGTTAAGCGACACTGGTATTACAAAAACGTATTTACTGGAACAGACTAAGGGGGTTGTTGATAAGAATGATACCCGTGACTCAGATAAACTGAGGGCATTGGAGACCCTGATGAAGATATCCGGGTTGCTTAGTAATGATAAAAAGACTGAATCTCTGGCTCTGATTCAGGAATTCACCGGTTTTAGCCAAGAAAAGCTAAATGCTTTCAAGGCAGGGGTATTACCGGAGCATGGACAGGAAGAGTAGTAT